TTCGATCTTACAAAATAATTATGTAAAAGGTTGTAATCTATGGTTACAATCTTTATATATAATAGGTGATGCCGTAAAGGGTCACACACAATAATCTTGCTTAAATTTAAAAGGAGATAACTATTATGGTTACAAGCAAAAATATTAGTATGAGTTTCTTAGATCAAGTGGCTGCACTCAGTCCTTACACTGTAGGTTTTGAAAGGCAATTTAGTCGATTAAAAGACTTCGAGAGCTTACAAAAACAATCTACAGGATACCCACCTTATAACATTCGCAAAGTAGATGACTACATTCATGTAATTGAACTTGCCTTAGCAGGCTTCAGTAAAGATGATGTAGAAGTTGAAATTGCAGATGGCAAACTAACTATTCGTTCTGTAAAAGAAAGTGATGCTGAAGATGATGGAACAATTCATCGTGGCATTTCTTATAGAAAGTTTAATCGTCAGTTTACACTTGCTGATGATATTGTAGTGAATGGTGCGTCATTAGATAATGGTCTTTTGACTGTTACTTTGGAACAAATTGTTCCAGAGGAAAAGAAACCAAGACTCATTGAAGTAAAGTAAAAAAATCAGAAATGGGGTTGACAACAGCCCCATTTCTGTGTTACTATAGATGGAACAAATTGATAAAGGTTATTAAATATTATGGCAGAAATATATGACTTAAATTCTGGAGAATTAAAAGATGGTGCGGTGGCTGAAAAATCCAAAGACGGCCAATATATCATACCACCATGTACTCCAGAAGAATGGGAAACCATTGTACCTACCGAAAATGATTTCAAACATGTAAAACGTGCAAACAAAAAGACTCTAGCAGAAATGTCAGAAGAAGATATTCTGTTTGAAGCTAAAACAAAACGATATAGAAAAAACTTTGCACAGCGTCATAGAAGTGTTTATGAAGAACACGAAACGAATGGCACATTAGATCAACTTCCAATAGACAATATGTTTCACCCACAAACTACAGGCTCACCTATACCAGCAAAACAAGGTACAAGTTTAGGAATTGTAATGCGACCACAACTTGCATTTAACATGATGAAAGTGGATATTCCAATTGCTGTAATTAATGATATCAATGAGCATATTGAACAAACACTTATTCCAGAAGATAAAGATTTTTCCAAAAATTTAGTTGGTCAAATTAATCGTGACAAAAAATCAAAGCAATTAGAGTTTCCCCACGAAGATTCTGATGTTGGTGAACTGTTGGGTGGTTTAATTCAAACTCTTGGCAATACCTACATGAGTAATGTGCGAAAAGATGAATGTTATAAAACAGAAATGGATAGTATGTGGACAGTACATAGTTATGAAGGCGACTATAATCCTTTACACGATCATGGTACTAAAACATCTATTGGGCTGTCGTGTATTCTATATCTGAAAGTACCAGACCAAATTGCAGCTCTTCCAAATCCTACTGAAGAATTTGGTGGACTAAATGGTTCAAGTGGTGCAATAGATGGATTTACATATTTTAATTGGGGTACTCATGGTATGCGTGATTTTAATATGTTAAGACCAGCAACTGAAGAATATGTAAAACCAGAAGTTGGAACTTTACTTATGTTTCCGTCATGGTTAAGACATTCAGTAAATCCATTCTTTGGAGAAGGTGAACGCAGAACTTTATCTGCTAATTTGAATGTAAACAAATTTGAAGAACTTGAGGACAAAATTTAATGAGTGATTTTTTAAAAGACATAATTAAACAAACAGGCAACGAATATGCATCACTAGTCAGTGATGGTGTAGAAGCAGGAGATTGCAATTCGTTTATTGACACTGGAAGTTATATTTTCAATGCATTACTTTCTGGTAGTATCTATGGTGGATTACCTGACAATAAGATTACAGCAATAGCTGGTGAGTCAGCGACAGGTAAAACTTTCTTCGTGATGGGAATGTGTAAATCTTTTCTTGATGCAAATCCAGATGCAGGAGTTTTATACTTTGAATCTGAAAGTGCAATTACAAAATCAATGGTAGTCGATAGAGGTATTGATCCTACAAGAATGGTTATCATTCCTGTAACAACTGTACAAGAATTTAGAACTCAAGCACTCAAAGTGTTAGACTCATATCTTGCAAAGAAAGAATCAGACAGACGACCAATCATGCTTTGTCTTGACTCTCTAGGAATGTTATCTACCACCAAAGAAGTAGAAGATACTTCTGATGGTAAAGAAACCAGAGATATGACAAGAGCTCAAGTTCTTAAAGCTGCATTTAGAGTATTGACTTTGAAACTTGGTAGAGCAAAAGTTCCTATGGTTGTTACTAATCATACATACGACTCAATGGGTTCTATGTTCCCAACTAAAGAAATGGGTGGTGGTTCTGGATTGAAATATGCAGCTTCATCTATTATATTCTTATCTAAGAAAAAAGATAAAAATGGTACAGAGGTTGTCGGTAATATTGTTCATTGTAAAAACCACAAGTCAAGATTGACTATTGAGAACAAAATGGTTGATGTTCGTTTATCGTATGAAACAGGATTAGACAGATATTATGGATTGCTTGAACTTGCAATCAAACATGGTATCTTCAAACAAGTATCAACTCGTATTGAATTACCAGATGGCACTACACAGTTTGGTAAGACGATTAACAACAATCCAGAAAAATACTTTACAGAAGATGTATTGCAACAGATTGATGACATTGCTAGTAAAGAATTTAAGTATGGTCAAACAGATGTACCTCTCGAAGATGATGGAGCAATTGATGTACAAATATAATGAAGATGCTACTTTAAATGAATTAAAGAAGTATATTGACTCCACTTATGATGCACACTATAGTAAGGATAAATTCCAAGCTACAGAGTTCATTATAGATGGTGGTCATGGTGAAGGTTTTTGTATCGGGAACATACTCAAGTATGCACAACGCTATGGGAAAAAAGATGGCAAGAACAGAAAGGACTTGCTAAAAGTAATACATTATGGTATAATAGCATTATACGTCAATGAATTGGAGAATTTAAATAATGAAACTAAGTAACTATACAACTTCTGTATTGAAGAACTTTTCGACTATTAATCAAAATTTAGTGATTAAGGAAGGAAACACAATAACAACAATGTCTGCAATGAAAAACATTGTTGCTAAAGCTGAAGTGGAAGAAACATTTCCACAACAGATTGCAATCTATGACTTGAATGAATTTCTAGGAGCATTGTCTTTGTTTACAAGCCCTGTTTTAGATTTCAGTGATAACTATGTTATGATTAGTGAAGAAAACAAACCTACAACCAAGATGAAGTATTTTTACTCTGACCCATCTGTTGTAACTAGTCCTAACAAAATGATTACTATGCCTTCTAATGAAGTGAAATTTACTATGAGTAGTGAAGATTTATCTAGACTAAAACGTGCAGCTGGTGCAATTGGTGCCCCTGATATGGTTTTAGAAAAAGATGGTTCTAGTTCATCACTTACTGTAAAAGATAAAAAGAATGATACTGCTAATAATTATTCTCTTGATGTTGATACTACAAGTGAAGGTGAGTTTAACTTCTACTTTAAAGTAGAAAATATGAAACTTCTTGATGGTAATTATGATGTAGAGATTTCATCTAAAAATATTAGTCACTATACAAATAAAAGTACTGACATAGAATATTGGATTGCACTTGAACCCGAATCAACTTACACTGTTTAATTTAGGTACACTATATAATGGAAAAATATTTATGGGTGGAACAATATCGCCCAACAAAAATCAGCGACTGTATTCTACCAGATGATTTAAAAGATACATTTTCTGAGTTCGTTAATAATAAACATATACCAAATCTAATTTTATCAGGTGGGCCTGGCGTAGGCAAAACTACTGTCGCTAAGGCTATGCTTGATGAAATTGGTTCAACATATATGATGATTAATGGTTCAGAAGAATCTGGTATTGATGTCCTGAGAACTAAAATTAAGAACTTTGCATCTACTGTATCCCTCGAAGGTGGACGCAAGTATATCATCTTAGATGAGGCAGACTATCTTAACGCACAATCTACTCAACCAGCTCTGCGTGGTTTCATGGAAGAATTTCACAAGAACTGTGGATTTATTCTTACTTGTAATTATAAGAACCGATTGATACCACCATTACATTCTCGTTGTAGTGTTATTGATTTTATAATTCCAAATGACCAGAAACCTAAACTTGCAAGAGATTTCTTTGATAGAGCAAAGGATATTCTGAATAAAGAAAATGTAGAGTTTGAACCTAAACCTGTTGCAGAACTTATGAACAAGTTCTTCCCAGACTGGCGTAGAGTGTTAAATGAATTACAAAGGTATTCTTCATCAGGTAAAATTGATGCAGGAGTGTTGGTAAATTTATCTGAATCTAATATCAACGATTTAATGACATCTCTGAAAAATAAAGAGTTTACTAGTGTTCGTAAATGGATTGTACAAAATTTAGACAATGATCCTGTGCGTGTATACAGACGTATTTACGATAGTTTATATTCTAATTTGGACGCTAGTACTATTCCTCATGCTGTTGTTATCATTGCTGATTATCAATACAAGGCTGCATTTGTATCTGACCAAGAGATTAATCTGTTGGCATGCATGACAGAATTGATGGGTCAGGTGAAGTTTAAATGACCTATGAACTGAAAGATTACCTTAAAGAAATTAACACAGATAAAAACCCTCTGATGGACACAGATGATGAAATGTGGGAAAAGAAATATCCTGCTTTTATCGTAAACAAATGTCTAGCACCATTTCCAGATACTATCCACCTAGTTAACGAAATGAATCTCCACAACCACCTTGATAAAAAACTACAATTTGATTTTTTACTAAATAGTCTAAGAACAAGGAAAAGATTTACTCCTTGGCTGAAGGCGAGTAAACTAAATAATCTAGAGTATGTTAAAGAGTATTATGGTTACAACAACGAAAAAGCAAAGTCAGCTCTTAAAATACTTAATGATGAACAGATAAAGGCTATCAAGGATAGTTTGAATAAAGGTGGAAGAAATGGAAAGCATTAATTGGACACAGGGGCAGATGCTTGAAGTCGTTTTAAAAGAACCAGACGATTTTCTAAAGGTACGAGAAACTCTATCTCGTATTGGTGTTGCTTCAAGAAAAGAAAAAATACTATATCAATCATGTCATATTCTACACAAACAGGGTAAGTACTTTATTGTACACTTTAAAGAACTGTTTGCATTAGATGGTAAACAAACTAACTTATCAGAAAATGATATTGCAAGACGCAACACAATCTCAAAATTATTAAAAGATTGGGGATTAGTGGACATTCAGGCAGAACTAGAACCTATTGCTCCTCTTAGTCAGATTAAAATTATTTCATTCAAAGAAAAAGATGAATGGGCTCTTGAAACTAAATATAATATAGGCAAAAAGAGAGAAATTTAATTTTGGAACAATTCAAATCATTTATTACAGAAGAAGAAGTTAAACCATATAAACTTGTAGTGTTTAATAATTCAAATGAAGAAGTTCGTGATGTTGGCAAAAAAACTAGACCAGATTTTAAGTTATTTATAGATATAGCAAAAAAAGTTGGTATTCAGTTATTTAATGTCGAACATACTGGCCTTTTCGTTTCTGAAAAAAATGGAAAAATATTTTTAAATTCTCTTGACTTTGATGAAGATGGCAATGTGGTTATGCCAACTGAATCTGGAGAAGCAAAATACCAAAAACCAATTGAAATTGATCCAGAGAATACTTTAATCTTTGCAAGAGGATTAGGAACTTTTGGTTATACTACAAATAGAAGATGGGTAGACATAATAAAAAACTTAGAAGATAAAGGTTTTAAAACAATACCATCTGTAAAAACTTGGAATTTGTGTGCAAGTAAATATTATTGCGACCAGCTGTTTAACTTGAATAATTTAAGAACCCCTAAAACAATTCCTATAACTTATTCAGATGATTCAGAAAGAGCTGTAAAAGAAGGTGGATTAAAATTTCCTCTAATACTAAAAGCATCAAGTGGAAGTCAAACAGGTGTTGGAGTAGTAATTGCTGAAAGTATGAGGTCATTACACCCAACAGTTCAAATGCTTAGTTTCTTGAAACCATATGTAGACCTTTTAGTTCAAGAGTATATAAAAATAGAATATGATATTAGAGTGTTAGTAGCAAATGGTAAAGTGATAGCAGCGATGAGAAGAAATGTTATATCTGGAGATGTTAGAAGTAATGCATCTTTAGGTGCTACAACAGAAAGTATAGAACTTACTGATATAGAAACTGAAACATCAATTAAAGTTGCAGAATTAGTAGAGGGTGATATTGTTGGAGTTGACTTATTACCAGCAAAAGATAGAGAAAAAGAACAACCATATATACTTGAAGTAAATGGTACGCCGGGCTTAGGCGGAATAGAAAAAATTACAAAAGGTAAAAGTGTAATACAAGAAATTTTTAAAACATATATGAATAGAGATAATTGGAAAAAGTATGAATAAATTTATAGTTGATGCATTAAGAAAAAAATATGAATATCAAATTGCTTTGAGTAAAGCAAATATAAAAAATTATAACGATGGCGAAACCCCTGCAAGTGGAAAGTATAACTACAGTAGTGCTGTAGATCCAGTTGGTGCTGAAATTGAAAAATTAAGCACTGCAAAAAATAATCTCAAAACTCTAAATTCAGAGTATCCAATAGATAAAAAACCTCAAATTCTTTCAGAATAACTCTTGACAATCCAGCAATAACTTGGTATAATGTAAGTAATGAATGAGAGCACTAACGCCAGTATTCATTATTTAGCCCTAGGAGGGCATTATTATTATGTTAATTCCAACAATAAAATATGAAAAAAGAAACCCAACTATTCGTAAATTTCGTGACGAGATGTATCACAAAACAGAATGTTTACCAATAGGACAACGACTGCCAGTTAAATCAACAGACAATGAAAAAAGTGTCGGTATTATCAAAACACTACTTGATGGATTTGATATCGGTACGATTACAATAGTTAAACTTAATAAACTTAATCGTAAACAAAGACGCGCTGCAGCAAAAGTGAAGTATGAATTTGAGAGCATTGATGGCGGCCATCGTAAGCG